GACATGACAGGCGGAAATCGCTACGGTTCCATGTCAGTTGGCGACATTGTAAGACTCGATGAAGTCTACTACATGGTAGAGGATTTGGGATTCAAGGAATTGGAGTGGATAGCCTAGGTGAGCCAGCCTTGCTCAGGCAAGGCCGTAAACCGCTCGCTGGTGGCAAGCCCAGCGGTGGAAATCTAAAACGAGGTGCAGAATGGCAACGCAATATAGGTACAGAACCCAAGAGCAAGCAATAGCACAAAAGCGACGGTTGGAAAGGCTCGGCCATACCGTATTTACACCGTACTACCAGCCGCATACGCTATTCCATAATGGCGAATTCATCCCTGTCAAGGGTGGAACGTGGAACATTATAGAGGTGGAAGGATTCGGTGATTATGGGAGGGATGCGTAATGTTAGTTACAGAAAATGATTTGCGAAAATCCTTGAAGGACATCGCCGTGCGTTACCCACAGTACGTCGGCAAATGCGATGGGTGGAGTGTGGGTGTAGCCACTCGGAAATATTCCACCAAGGGTGGGTTAGTGATGATAAAGGGCGACGCCGTTCTCGTTGATTGGGAAAGTGAAGATATTGGCACTTGGTATGGACGCCCGAGACAATTTGTTACCGTGTGGAGTGCCAGGCGGAGCCAGGCTGTGTCAGTAGACATCCGAGTGGTAAAACAACGTTACCCATACGGAAGCATCAGTAACTCCTGGAAAGGGAGGGTTCCTAATACCAACGTCGGCAACCGGCAAACAGGAAAAGTAATAACGGCAAAATGTGGGCACGGCGTCAAAGTGTTTACTTTGGCAAATCGCCCTGAGTGGATGACGCCTGAAGGGTATTGTCGATGGATTGAGGCAAACACTAATTATGTTTGTGAATTTTGCGAATAGTAACGGATGAAAAAAGTAGGTGCAAAATGAAATATCCGAAGTTACACGAAACGTCAGACTTACGAAAAAAACTGATGGCTCAAGACATAGCAGATATCCGAAGAGCCTATGAACAAGCCCTTCCATTCCATACCAAAAGCGAAATAATGAAGCGTAGGCAATCAGGTTTAGAAGTTCATAGCAAAGCCCAATGGATATCTGAAATTATGGAAATGTATCAGGTTTCTTACCATACGATTTATTACTGGACTCACGATGATTATAGAGCTGAAAAGATGATAAAGAACGCTAAAGCCCACAGTAAAGAAAATGGCATCGAGGACTATGAACGGCATAGAGCGAAAGAGTCCAAGCGTCGTGTTGAAAGGTGGGCACGCAATGCGTCTTTGAGGGAATGGCATTATGTGACCTCCGCACGAAATGAAAAGAGAAGCAATCGAAAAACCGTTTCAGGTAAACCGATAGTATTGGGAAAGGAGGATTCATAATGGCTAAAGTAACATTGGAAGATGGTAGGTGCGTAATGGAGCAGTACCCAGTTTTATCAGAAGTGGTTGAAGTCAACGGATACCATGCCACGGTATATTCAAATGGCACGATTGGAAGCATGACTACCAACAAAGATGGTAGTCGGATGGAAACTCCAGCAGAACTAAGAGAACATGCTGAATTTCTTTTAGTGTTAGCGAGGAAAGTAGATGACATAAGAGCCAGCGAAGTCTACGCATTATCGGTCTTTCAATGCAAAAGACCAAAATGTAGTAAGGTGTTTCTTAAAAATTCAAGTCATACCCGACGCCAGTACTGCTCTGCCCGATGTAGGCAGGCCGAGGAAAAAGCAAGACAAAGAAGCAGAAAAATTGGAAAGGAGGCATAAAATGCGATTCGTGATTTTTTGTAAAGCCTATGAATTACGTGATAAGATAGCGTTAGCCTGGCATCAGAATAAACGGTAACGTTAGCTATTTTCCCCTTGCCCTACTAGCCATCCGATTTACCACCGGATGGCTAGTTTTTTGTAACGCTTGACAGATTGTGTATTGTTTGAGAAACTTTCCGCAATGTAATTCTCCAGGGTTGCACAGCCAGGCTTGTGCCAATGCCCGACTAAAGAACTGTGAAGGTTCGTTTTAGTTGGGTATTTTTTTAGAGTAGGTGCGTATGAAAATTGATGTAATGGACTTAGAAAAACGACTCCGAGAAAATGAAGCGACCTCAATACGAGACTACACAGAAGGACGAGCGGACGCTCCAGTAATTTACAAGTCAACAGGATATGCTCTCCCCAAAGCGCCTCAATCATCCACAGACATGCAATCTCCCCAGGTGTTTGTCGCCTCAGAAGAATCCGAAGATAGAATGGGCGATGTTATCCGAGTGGGTGGCTGGAACCTAAAACAATTTAAGCGTAATCCAGTGTTTATGTTCCAGCACAATTACAACATCCCTCCAATCGGGATTGTGCCAAAGGTTTGGGTTGATGGTAGGCAGTTGCTGAATACGGTTCAGTGGGATGACGAGTCTCCCCTGGGGGCAGAGATACATGGCAAATTTGAACGTAGGATTATGCGAGCGGAATCCGTTGGGTTTCGGGCCTTGAACGTTCAAGAACGGAATAGCAAAGGCATGGCTGGAAGTTTTGAATTTCTGGAACAAGAATTGTTGGAAATAAGTGCGGTTTCAATACCAGCACATCCGGCAGCCCTCAGAAAAGCACTTGATGAAATGGGTAATCCGAACCAGGTGTACATTCTGGGCGAAATACCGGTAGGAAATTTAGCAAGAAAAGGAGAGGAGTATAGTTTGATGTTAGCGAGTACCCCATTGCTAGAAAAGGAACACAGGGAAGATCTTGCCGAAGAAGCGGTGGCCGAAGAAGTAGTTGAAGAAATTGCCGTAGAGGAAACCGCTGCGGAAGAGGCGGAAGAATCTGAGGACGAAGCCACCCCAGGTGAAGAAGCTGAGGATGGCGATGGCGAAGAGGTAGCACCCGAAGCCATGTCCAAAGGTTTAGAAACGGACACCATTGTCCGAGTGCTTTCTAAGGCGGATATGAGTTCGCTAGCGGAAGCCAAAAAAGTTTTGGAATCATTGCTTACTGACGAACCAATCGCAGAAGCAAAAGAGGACAGGACATTAGATTTGGAAGTTGATGGGAAGATAACAGACGACCAAATGAAGCGCTTGCGAGAAGCTATTACGGGAATATATTCGAAATAAGGAGGCCATTATGGCAACTGAAATTGATGCCTTGTTACAAGAAATCGTGGGAATGAAATCCTACGTCGAGGACAAAGTCACTAATGGGGTTGAACCTCTCAAAGAGGAGCAACACCGGATGGCTGGCATCCTTGAAAATGTCGAAACGGCGATGAAGGAACTCCGGCGAGAAAGGTTGAATCATTCCAACCCTGGCGGACAGTTCCGAGTACCCACAGGAAGGGTCGCTGGGTTTGACTCGTTAGACCTGAAAATTCTCAGCACCATTATGGAGGGCCGAGAAGCTAGGGGAATCCAGATGAGTGGCGGCATGCGTGATATGTTGGCTGGGTCTAAAAAAGATTTATCCGACAGCGTCACCGTGGATAAACTCATGGCCTGGGAAGAAGATGCTATCAAGCGGCGTGATATCATGCACCCTGGCGTGGCTGGGGCGCAGAACTTCCGGTCGGCAGCTGCTGGCTGGAGGGCTGGAATGATGGAAGCCCACGGCAAAGCGCTTGACTCTACAACATCAGGCTCTGGCGACGAATTAGTGCCGACAATCGAAGCGGCTACGCTATGGATGGACGTCAACCTGGACACCGTTATTCTCCCAGTGTTGCAACAAGTTCCTATGCCAAGCAACCCATTCGACATCCCGACTCAGTTCGGCGACACGAACTGGTATCCAATCAGCGAAAATGTTCAGTCGCTCACAACTGACCCTTCAACCTCTAAAATAACGTTGACAGCACAAGGGCTGAAAACTGGTGTGCCTTTCTCCGACGAGTTGAATGAGGACGCCATTATCGCCTTAGTTCCAGAACTCCGGCGAAACCTGGTGCGGAACGCTGCCGAGGTTATTGATGACGTTCTTTTGAACGCTGACCAAACTGCGACCAACAACATCAATGCAGATGGCGCAACAATCAGCACCTCAACGGCTGGCAAGGCGCAATGGCTACTGGGATGGGATGGCATAATCCATCTTCCCCTGGTGGACAACACAAGCCAATCAAACAACCACAATGCCGGAGTTTCGGCTGACATGTTCAACGAAATCATGGCAAAACTCGACAAGTACGCTGCACCCAGGCGCAGAGGCGACGTGGTTTTCATAAGCGATGTCAGGACTGCTATTCGCTCCCTGTCGATTGCTGAATTTGAAACCGTTGATGTCGCTGGCGCTCGTGCAACTCTTAGCACCGGTGAAATTCTAAACGTGTACGGCAAGCCGTACCTCCACAGCGAACAAATGAGAATCGCTGACGCCGATGGCAAAATTACAAGTGCTGGGAACGCAGCTGATACAGGACGATTGCTTACGCTCAATACGAGCCAATGGCGGACAGGTTTCCGGCGACAGATTACAATGGAAACGGACAGAGAACCTGGTAAGGGCCAGACAACAATGTATGTCAGCTTTAGGATTGCCTTGCAGGAGAGAAGCGGAACTCGAAGTTCAGCGACCCACACCGCATTGCAGTACAACATTACCGGAGTCTAGGTAACAATTCTGATTGATTGGAGACAACGAAAATGCGAGTAAATATAAAACTCAATGACCCGACGCCTGTAATCGTGCAAGCGATGACTCCAGCGTCAGGTTCTGCTAATTATCGAGCCATGTCTGTAGCTCGTGTTGCTATGAACGCAACCAGCCAGGCGGACGCTGGGTTTTCCTGGATAAATCCAGAAGCCAGCACAATCGCTGCCCAGGTTCACATCACATTTACAACTGGCGGAACCGGAACAATGGATTTGGGAATCAGCGATGATGGTACTGGTTCTAGCGATGGCCTGATAAACGGCGGAACTCTAACCCAGGGCGTTCATTACGTCCAGGAGATTCTTGGAACCGTAGCAGCTAGTGCTATAAAGGGTGGCGAAGATAAGTTGTGGTTCTTGCTTGGCCCAGGTGGAACCGGAACCAATAACAGCATCGTCGGAAAGCACACCGATACAGTCACAAGCACTGCTATTGGGGCCATGACGGTTGCCTATTACATAGTCGGAACCTAGTAAAATTTAGCAGAGGTATTCTGCGAAAGAATGGAGGCTTATCGTGCTAGTTTACGCACATAAGCAACACAGATACGAAGATGTGGCATCTGGGACGGTATACCAATTTCAAGTGGGAATCGTCCTGGATGTCAACGAAGAAGTCGGTAGAGTTGTGGTGGAAGGCCACCCAGGTAAACTATGCGACGTAAGCTCCGAGTTGAAGCCAGGTGAACATTCTTGTGAATTATCTGCCCAGCAAACATATGAAAATACAGCGCTGGCGGAGCCACCTTCTAATCGGGTCATGCAGACGTCAGCGCACGTTTCCAGGGGGCATCAACCAAAAATAAAGAACCGGTCTGCCTACCGCTCTTCAGCCAGGCGAGAAAGATTACTGAACGGATAACTTTCTTTTACTAAAAATTGAAAACCGGTGGTGGTGTGGTGGATAGCCCAATCTAGTCGTGGAGGTGGAGAATGGCTGGAACAATAACTAGCCGTACGCCCAATTTACTTATAGGAACCGCAGTCACTAATGGTGGAACCGCCGTCGCACTCGATTCCGCAACCGCAGGCAAAGCTCGCTCTCTTCTCATTATCGCCAGAGCCGCCAATACCGGAACCATCTTTATTGGTGGTTCTGATGTATCGAGTTCTACGAGTAAAGGGTTTACTGCGGGCCAATCGATTTCATGGGATTCTTATAACCAACCTTACCTCACAATATCTGATATTTATTTAGATGTTTCTGAGGATGGTGAAGGCATTGACTACTATGGGGTGAGATAATAATGGGAATAACATTTAGCCAAGGGCGTGTATTTAGCTCCGATATCCTTCCTTCCTCAGATGATGCTGTTGATATAGGTTCCGCAACAGCGGCATTTCAAGACTTGTTTCTTGAAGGAGATATTACCCTAACAGACGCTGGGGCTTTGAAAACCAGTGCAGGAAGTATAACCCTAACCCCAACGACAGGAACCATTGTTATAGACCAGGCGGCCACCGATACAGCGGCCATACAAATAAAGAGCAGCGATATCGCTCATGGTCACACAAATATCCACC